CCGATCGAGAACACCACCAACATCAACTTGTCTGAAACCGTGCGTGACGTGCTGGCCGGCCTCACCCCGAGGGAAGCCAAGGTGCTGCGCATGCGCTTCGGCATCGACATGAACACCGACCACACCCTTGAGGAAGTGGGCAAGCAGTTCGACGTCACCCGCGAGCGTATCCGCCAGATCGAAGCGAAGGCGCTGCGCAAGCTGCGTCATCCGAGCCGGTCCGAGCAGCTGCGCAGCTTCCTGGATATCGATTGATCGATACCGGCAGTTCGCGATGAAACACCAACAGACCCCGCGCAAGCGGGGTTTGTTTTTTGGGGCTGGTCGCAGAGCCGCAGCAGCCTGCCTGCAACGCAGCTGATTTCTTCCAGACCCAGCCCGACCTCACCGTCGGCCGCGTCGTGGATGCCGGCAACGTGGCCCTGATGGCTGAGCGCCCCGGCTGCCTGGACACGCCGCAGGACGGCTGCAGCAGCGGCGATGAAGTTGAACCGGGCAGCGGCCTGGTGATCGGCAGCCGCTGGAACGACTACTACTGCGTGCAGGTCCTGCCACCCGGCAAAGCGGTGGTGGGCTGGGCGCCGGCAGAGCGTGTCATGAAGACCGGCCACATGGCCGACACCGACTTCAGCAGTTGGCTTGGCAGCTGGGACGGCAGCGCAGGGCGCGTGCTGGAGATCCAGGCCGAGGGCGACACGCTGCATCTGCGCATGCTGCCAGCGGGCGGCAAAGGCGAGGGCACGCTGATCGGCAGCGCCGAGCCGATGGGCGATGAGCTGTTTCTGGGTGAAGAACCCTGCGCACTGCGGGCCTCGCTGCAGGGAGCGGAGTTGGTCGTCACCGACAACGGGCAGTGCGCGATCGGCGGCGCGAGCCCGGGGGGTGTGTACTCGAGCCGGGCGGCGGCGCAGCGGATGGAGCGGCTGTTCGAGGGGTTGGGGGATCGCTAGGCTGATGTGGTGATTTCGTTGCGCGTTTCGTAACTTAATTGCTGCAGTGTTTTTGCTGATGGCTGATACGTTGTTATTTTAATCAACGGCTTAGAGGTATGATGAGGTTGTGGTTCGCCAAAGATTGGCGTATAGATTCGTAACCTAATTCGTCTCGAAATCCAGACCATGGCCCGTCCCCGTACCGTCCAGCTCCAGACGCTGTTCGACAGTCTGCCGGCTGGCGAGGTGGTATCGGCGGCCGATCTCATTGATCGCCTGGGCGTCACCCGGCCAACCCTGAGCCGTCTGGTCGCCGAGGCCGGGGACCGCGTGGTGCGACTTGGCCGCACCCGCGCCACGGCCTATGCCGTCCGCCAGCAGACCGCCGCGGGCAGCGAGTGGCCGCTGTACCGTCTGCGCCCAGACGCCACCCTTGAAGAACTGGGCTCGGTCGTGGCACTCACGGGCGAGACCTTCCACGTGGCGACTACCGCCGCACGTCCCAATCTGACCCGTTCGCCCGACGAGACCGTCGACGGCCACTTCCCGGGGCTGCCGTGGTATCTGGACGACCTGCGCCCACAGGGCTTCCTCGGGCGCACGTTCGCGCATCGTCGCGGGCGTGACCTGGGCATCCCCGACGACCTCAATCGCTGGCAATTGGGTGACACTCTGCAGGCTCTGGTACGTGCAGGCGGCACCGAGATCGGTGACCTCCTGCTTGGCGGCGATGCCGTGCAGATGGCGTTGCGCGCGCTTGATGCGCCTGGCGATCACGTCCCTGCCGGGCAGCGCGCACGTCGTTATCCCGAGCGCGCCGCAGCGGCATTGGAAGGCGAAGACGTCGGATCGTCGCCGGGTGGCGAGCAACCGAAGTTCACTGCCACCGTGGAGCATGAGGGAGGGCGCTATGCGGCGCTGGTGAAGTTCGCGCAGCCCACCGCAGGCGAGGCCGCCGAGCGCTGGGCGGACCTGCTGGTCTGCGAGCACCTCGCCCTGCAGTGCCTGCGCGACGCGGGGGTGGACGCGGCGGCGTCCGAGATTCTCCAGACCGACACGCACACGTTCCTCGAGGTGCAGCGCTTCGACCGTACCGTCGACGTGCTCGGCCGGCGTGGCTTCGTCTCGCTGCTGGCGCTGTCCTCGGCCTTCGTCGGTGACGTGACCGTGGACTGGGGGACGGCGGCCGACGCGCTGCTGACGCAGGGCTGGGTCGATCGCGACGCGCAGGCCGCCATGGGCAGGCTGCACGCCTTCGGCCGGCTGATCGGCAACAGCGACATGCATCAGGGCAATCTGGGTTTCCACCTGGTCGACCGCGGCCCGCTGCCGTTGGCGCCCGCGTATGACATGTTGCCGATGTCACTGGCACCCTCGCGCACAGGGGTGCTGCGTGCAGCTACGCCGCTCGCCTCCATCGCCCCGGAGCGCAGCGGCCAGCTCGCGCACCTGCACTGGGCAGCGCCGCTGGCGGTGGACTACTGGCAGCGCGTGGCGGGCTCGGCGCTGCTGCGCTCGGACGTGCTGCGTGAGCTGGGTGCGGAGAATGCGCGTCGGGTGCAGGCGATGGGGCAGCGTTTCGGCTGATGTGAGGGGTGCAGTGGAAAGCGCCTGCGGGCCTCCACTACACTGTGCGGCCGCAAGGGCCTATAGCTCAACGGTTAGAGCAGAGGACTCATAATCCTTTGGTTCCAGGTTCGAATCCTGGTGGGCCCACCATAAAAAACAGGCACTTAGGCGTCGGCTTGAGTGCCTTTTTTGTGTCAGCGGAAAAATTGCCGGAAAAATTCGCAGAGATCGCAAGGTTCCACGGAATTTGCTGCTCGTGGATATGCAGTGGACACTTGCTGCCAGATATCAGGAGGGGAGCGGAAAAGGAATGAGCAGCCCTAGCCGGCAGGCGCGTGGAGAGTACGCGGAGGCCGCCAAGCTTCTGTGGTCGATCAAGGAAGATGACGACCGTTTTGACTTGGTGCTTGGCCTACAGCGTTATCTAATTCGGAGTATTTCGCAATGTGAAGGGCGTGTTCCACGTTTGCGGGAAGCGCGAGCGCGCTGCAAAAGATATCTCGCGCGTAACCGGGTGAACAAAGACCGGGCTAGGGGCGTCAAGCAGCTCATCACCGGGTTGGACGAGAGAATAAAGTCTCTACATCACGCAATATTCCTATGGCGTTGTTTCGGCGATGGAATTGCCTTCATCTATCAATCGAAGTACGCGCTCAAGCATCTGTTCTACGACGGCGAGTACATGCCCAAGCAAGGGCCTGGGTTCATTTCAGGCAAAAGCGGCTTCCGCAAAGAGTACAAGCTTCTAAGGCAGGGGATTGAGATGAATGTGCCTGTCGTTCTGTCCGATATAACGAACGTCATAAGGCATGGTGATCTGTGTGCGCTAGCGGGTCCAGACCCCCTAATCATCGAGATGAAGTCCTCAGGAAACACGAACGCTCGAACGGAACGACAAGCGTCTGGAATGCAGGAAATTGCCCAATTCTTCCGCGATGACTATGCGGAGTCGTTTCGCGGCTTGCGTAACGTCCATCGAGTGGAGGTCTCACCTGGGGAAGTTGAGCACTCTTCCTCTATGAATGAGTGTATGCGTGATGCTCTAACCGGGGGCTGCGCAGTTCGGCACCCGGAAGCGGGGCTGACCTATTTGGCGTTCAACTCTGAATTCGTGAAAGAGTCCACAAAAGTCGATCAAATCCTCGATAGAGAGGCTGGTACTGGCTCTGTTCTCTTTACGCTGACTCCGGATGAAACATGGTTGCCCGCGTACCCCTTCACTCTCTCCTTTGAACCGTCCAACCTAGTTCCATTCATTCATCGGTCAATACATGTCGTTGTCATCATCGACGCGTTGGTGGTCAAGCGTTCGCTGGCAGAGCGCGGTATGACGAGCTGGGGAGTGATGGATGGCAGCTGGGCCTTTCAAATAGCTATGAATGAGGGAAGGCCCGACCAATGTATGTTCCGCGTGAGTGAGAGGAACTTCGGAAGAGTTGCGTGTGAATTCCAGTCACTGGCGTGGTGGATAAGTGCGCAAGTAGCGATTTGGAACGAGAGCGCACCCATTGCGGCCACTCTTGAGAACGTCCCGTACCAAGAGGTCCCGAAGGATTGGCTTGAAATAGAGTGTTGCTTTGCGTCCAACCTTAGCAGTTGAAGTTCGAACTTTGCCTAGCGCTTTCGCGGTGGTTTGACTATTGGGATGTCATGGTCATATCGGCCTGTGGTTGCCGGGGACTTGTGCCCCGCCGCGTCCTGCTTGTCGCCCCGGTTGCCGGCAGTGTCGGTGACGCCCCGGTGCTTGAGGCCATGCATGGAGAAGCGCTCGCTTTCCTCGATCACACCCTCGCGCATCGCCATGTGGATGAAACGCTGCCACGCGCTGGACACGGAGGATCGGGCGATCGGGTTGCCGGTCTGTTCGACCAGCAGAAAGCGCTGTTCCGGCCGTATCGGTACGGCGAAGTTGCGGCCGTCGCGGTGCCAAATGGTATTGCGCCGGGCCACCAGCGCCTCCCACGCTTCGGTCATTTCGTCGTTCCACTCGGTGATCGAGGCGCGCGAACCTTTCCGTCGGTCGCCATGCACGCCCTGGTCAAGTCGGTGGGCGTCGGTCAGCGTGCACACCTCGATGCCGCGAAGGCGTGCGCTGAAGGCCAGCACCATGGCCGGCGCAAGGTATCCGGGGCAGCTTCCCTTGGTGTGGGGCGCCCTGGCGCCGCGCTCGCGTGCGAAGGCCAACACCTTGGCGAACGCGTCGGGCGTGGGCATCTTGTGTTCGCTTGCTTCTTTGGCTTGGCGCACGCCGGTTGCCGGGTTGTGCTTGCAGTAGCCGTGGCGTACGCCCCACGCGAGCGTGCGGCGCAGGTAGCGGAACTGATGGTTGGCCTTGCTCGGAAACGGTGGCAGCGCGGGCTGGTTCCGAGTAGCCGGCCGGCCATTGGCGAACACCTCGACCAGACGCTGCACGACCGGGGTGGTGATGCGTTCGACCGGCATGCTGCCGAACGTCGTACCGTCCTTGCGGATGTAGTTGGCCAAGCTGTCGGCGTAGCGCCTGTAGTCTGCTTGGGACTCAAGGCTCAGCTCCTTGAATTCGCTGGATTCGTGGAAGCGGTCGAACAGGTAGCGGACCGTGCCGCGCTGCTGGCCCGTGGTTAGTGATTCCACAATGGCATGCAGGTCGGACAGGCGCGCACTCGCGTGGGCGACCGTGCGTTTTACGCGCCGGCCGCCCTCCGCGTGATCCTCGTACACGAACCAGCGGTTGTCGTGCCAATAGATCCCTTTGGGCAAGGCATCCTGCTCGATGTGGCCCGGTATCGCCGGGTTGAACTTCCTTTTTCTGCCGCGTGTCATCAGATGTTGTCCTCTTCCCGTACTTCGTGCTGGTGCGGATCGACCAAGCCCAGCGCCGCGTTCAGGGCGTCGAGCGTGGTCCAGATCCCGCCGTGGCGGTCGTACTTGTACCGGATACCCTGGCGTTCTGCCCAGCGCCGCACGGTTGCCGCTCGGGGCGGCGGGCCTTGGGGGGTGCACAGTTCCTGCAGGACGTTGAATTGCACAATGCGGCTGCTCAAAGCTCGGACGCCTCCATCCACTCGCGCCGGCAAACCCACTGCCGGCGCATTTCTTCCCGCAGGATTTCGGCGGCAGCGGGGCCACGTTTCCCCGCGATGCGGGCTATCAGTTCGTCCACCCACCTGCCGCTGTTGCATCCCTGCCTGATCCAGTGGCGGGCCTCGCAGGCCCGCCGATGTTCCTCTGTGGCATCATCCATTACCCGGAACTTCTATCGCCCAAGCTCAGTCCCAGCTGGACGACATTGCTGGCGCTGGCTGGAATCTGGACCGCGCGGCCGTACAGGCGGATCCACTCCTGCAGTGCCAGGTGGGCGCTGGGATGCTTGTGGGTGCGAACGCACCGGCATTCGATAAAGTGCCCACCGCCGGCTGCAGGCCGGCGGCAATCCTCCATCAGGCGGGCTGTGTGCCCGGCCTTGCAGACAGGCAAGGGCCACGGTGGCGTCAACTGCCGCTGCGTCGCCTGGTACTTCATTCACCCTCCCTCCGCGCTGCGTCGAAGTCGTATGCGCGGTCGAAACTCAGGTGCGTGATAGCCTGCGCGCCGGGTCCGGTGTCTGCCCCCTGCGAACATGCGGCGGTGGCTGGGTGCAACTCAGTCTGCTGTTTCATGGCTCTTCCTCGAGCTTCGTGGTGGGAAGGCCCAGCGGTGGCGTTGGCGCGCCACCGGCCGGACCCACTTGTTACAGGGTGTCGGCCAGGTCTACGCCTGGCGCTTGGTCGGGGCGGTGGGCATTGCCCAACACCTTTCGCATTTCGTCCGCGATGTACGCGGCTACGGCGGCGACGTGGTCAAGGGTGATCGGCGAGGGCTGATCGGTGTCCAGCAACGCAAGCAGATCCGCTGCGCGCTGGGCCTGCCAGAGCCGGTCGATATCGAGTTCGTGCACGCAGTAGTGGATGCTGTTCAGCACCTCGGCCGGCGTCCGGGCCGCGTCGCGGATGTACGCGCTCATGAAAGCGCTCCCCGGCCGGCGTTCGGCACGGTGGCCTGGCAATGCTCCCACCGGGCTTTGACCTGATCGATGGCGGTCTGGATCTCGCCCAGCGTCAGCTGTGCCGGCGTCTTTCCGGCGCCGAGCAGGCGCGCAAAGAGACCCTGCCAGCAGGCATGGTTCCATTCGGTGGTGTCGGCGATCTGGCCGAAAAAGTGTGCGAGCTGGCGCGCAGCATGAGCGGGCGCAACTTGGGTGTCGTGCGACATCGGAGACGTCTCCTAGGCTTGAGATGTGATCTCGGGGAGACGTTCTTACGCGCCGCACCGAGAGTGTCGGGAGGTTAAGAACCGAGCCTAGTCGGCGGGCCTGATTCCCCTTTCGGGTGTTGTATTCGGCCCCCTCCCGACGCAGGAAAATGCGTCGGCCGCCCGGATTAAGGGCGCAAAAAAACCGCGATGTCTGACGGGCGCGGTTACCGCTAGGCTTGGAGTTCTTACGCTCCTTGCGGCGGACTTTGCCCTCGATATTTGCGGGTGTCAAGCACCACGTGAACATGGCGGCGAGCCAGATCAGCGCAAAGCGACCTGTAGCCATGCGGCTACAAAGTGCTTGACCACATGTAGCCGTTAGGCTACATTTTGAACCATGGAAACGAAGCGCACCCCCCAGTTCACCGCATGGATCGACGGCCTGAAGGACATCACGGGACGCGCTCGCATTCTGGCCCGCATCCGCCGCTTGGCCGATGGCAACCCGGGCGACCACCGGAACCTGACCGGCGGCGTCTCGGAACTGCGCGTCGATGTGGGTCCGGGTTACCGGGTGTACTACACCCAGCGGGGAAACGAGTTGATCATCCTGCTGGTGGGCGGCGACAAGGCTAGCCAGCAGCGGGACATCGACAAAGCGAAGGAAATAGCCCGCGCCCTCTGAGGGGCGGGCAGCAGCGTCACGAAGTACCGAAACATCCAAGTCACGGAACAACGAAGCAAACGGAGTCACACAGTCATGGCAGCCAAGAAGAAGATTCAGCTGGAGACGTTCGACGTCGCCGAACACCTGCGCACCCCGGAGGAAATGGCCGCGTACCTGGACGCCTGCATCATCGAGAGCGACGGCGACTCGGCCTTCATCGCCAAGGCGCTCGGCGACATCGCCCGTGCCCAGGGCATGAGCAAGGTTGCCCGCGACGCTGGTGTATCGCGTGAGAGCCTCTACCGCGCCCTGTCCGGCGAACGCAGCCCGGACTTTGCCACCATCCTCAAGGTGACGCGCGCCCTCGGCGTGCAGTTGCACGCGAGCGCTGCCTGACCGATGGGCCAGGCGGAGCCGGGCAAGGTCGCCCTGCATGCGTGGGACGCTACGGACAACCTGCGAAGCGAGGACGACGTTCGGATGTTCTTGGAGGCCAGCAGGGAGCAAGCGGGTAGCGACCCGCAGTTCATGGCTTTGGCACAGGCCATCGTTGACCTGGCGCGCAAGCGCTGGAGGTTGACCGATCGATAGGGTGTTCATGCCTTGAACACCCAGCATTTGACCGTGGTGGCGGCGCCCATGGCGCCCTGACGGATAGCACTGTTCACCGCGACGTTCGTTTCCAGGCACTTATGCCGCCGGGAATCGCGCAGCAGCGAGCGCAGAACCTTGAGGTCGGCCAGCTGCTGCGAATGGAATGCAGCCTTCGCGGCGAACTCGTTGAGGTTGATGGCGATCCGCCCCGGATCGCGAGAGTGATTGACCGCCGGCATCCCCCCGTTCGTAGTTTCCAGATACTCGTAGACCTCCCAGAACTCGTTGACCAGGGCGTTATCTGCGCTGACGGCGCTCTGGCGTTCAAGGGCGGCGACCACCAGCGCCTCCCGCGTAGCGACCACCATTTCCTCCGGGATCTCCAACACCAGCCGCAGGGCGTCCAGCAACGCCAGCATCTGCGCGTGATTCTTGATGACGCGTTCCATGCGCAGTTCCCCGCGCTCGCGCAGCTTGGCCTCATAGAAGCGCGCGCGCTCGGCGAACTTTTCCATGATCTGGCTCTCGGCACGCGCGGCGCGGATCAGGAAATGGCTCAGTTGCTCCACCTGCAGGCCATTGAGGTTGTCTGCCGCAATGCGGCTCTCGGTCGTGACCTGCGGCTTGCGGAAGTGCAGCTTGACGATACGCGTCAGGATCGCCTCGCTGGCGTCCACCGCAGCATTTTGGCTGATGACGATGGTGCCCCGGAACGGAGGTTCATAGGTGTCGTTGCCGCCGTTGCGCACGCCACGCGTGGCGAGCGTGCCGCCGCCGTAGTAGTCCTTCAATTCATCCCATTCAAACGACTTGGCGTGCGAGCGATCGGCATCGCTGCGGTCGGCTTCCAGCAGCACCACTGGCATGCCCGAAATCTGGCCCATGGCGCGGGCGCGGCCGGCCTTGGATGACTTGGCCGGGTCGAAGCCCTCGTAGTCGCTGCGGCCCAGCAGCTTCCACAGGAAGGTCAGCAGGGTGGTCTTGCCGGCACCGGCCTCACCGGTCGCCTCCAAGAAAGGGAACGACTTGTGCGCGCTGCGGATCTGATTGGCGTACAGCGAGCCGAACCAGAACGTAAGCGCCACCATGCCGTGGGTGCCGAAGCACGTCCACATCCACTGCAGCCACTCGTTGCGCTGCTTCTCCGGGTCACGCTGGATATACAGGCGAATGGACTTCTGCGTGGTCTTCACCCGCAGGTTCTTGAACTCGAAATAGTCCTCCGCATTGGCGAAGCTCAGTTCGCCGTCGCGCACCGCAACGTCGCCCAAGATGTAGGACTTGTGTTCCTCGCTGTAGCCGACGAAGTCGATGGTCTGGACCTTGGTGATGTCGTACAGCACGTCCCGAATGATGCAGTCCAGCTGGTGACCGGTACCGGTGAAGACGGCACCCTGCGCCATGCTGATGAGGCGCTTCTTGAACTCGCTGGCGCTGGCGACCTGGGCACCGGTAAATGTGCCTTTCACGGGTGGCGCATCGTGCGGGAAGTTGACGCGGAAGAAGTACCAGCTTTCGTCAGTCGCTTCATGACTCTGGAAGTAGAGCGCCTCGGGATAGCAGTTGGCGATTTCTTCCACGCTGCAGCAGGCGCGGCGAATCTTGTCGGCCTCGTCGGCGTCCAGTTCCTCGTCAGGGTCTTCCTGACGCTTGGCGCGCTCCTGGCACAGCTTGTCGAACTTGACGCTGTCAAAGCTGAACCAAAACAGGCGCGAGCGGTGTTCAAGATGGAACTCGCGGCGCTGGGTATGGCCGTACATCAGCAGCCCTTTCTCGATGGCAGACCAAGCCAGCAGCACGTCGCCCTGGTAGCGGGCCTCGGTGATGTCGACATCCCACTGCGCCTGGCGCGCGTCGGCGTCATTGATGATGGAGGCCCGAAGGTGCAGATCGTTCCAGTCGGTCTTCTTCCCCGGCTTCTGCGGGATCAGTGCGGCGCGGCTCTTGAAGCCCAAGGACTCGGCCCGGCGGGCATGCTTGCGCACGTAGTCACGCGCAGTCGGCTCGTTGTCGTAGGCCCATACCAGCACCGGCAGGTTCCCGCTGCGCTGGTCGCGGAGGGCGCGCAGCGATTCCTCGGGGTAGCCGTTGCTGGACATGCCGGATGCCGCCGCGATTCCCTGCTGCAGCAGCGCGATGGCATCGAAGATACCCTCGGTGATCCAGACCTCTTTCACAGTCGGCAGCATTGCCTCAGCAGCGGGCGCGATCCACCACACGCCAGCGTAGCTCTGGCCCGGCATGAAACGAGCCTTCTGTTTGCCGAAGCGGTGGGCGCGGTCAATCAGGCGCTCCCAATAGCCGCCCTTGGTCAGCGGGAACCGCACCGTCGCAGTGCCTTCCTTGGACTTGCGGTCGTAGTAGGCCTCTTGCGTGTAGAGGCCACGCAACGACGCAAGATCGAATCCACGCGAGTAGCGCAGGTAGGCATCAGCAGCGGCGTGCGGCTCCGTCTCCGTACGCTCATGGCGCTTGGACCAGTCATCAAACAGGTCGTCGTAGACATCCTTGACGCTCACCTCGTGCCCGCACTTGGCTTGGCGGCCGCAGCGCAGCACCCATGGCTTCTGGAAGCTGGTGTAAAGCTCCTTCTGACCACAGGCAGGGCACTTGCCGCCCCGCATGTACTCGGTGCTGGGACGATGCTTGAGGCCGTAGTCCCGCTCGATGAGCTGCAGAACCTGTTGGCGGATGTCTTCTTGCATGATCGGGTCAGGCCTTCGCGCTGCTGCGCTTGCTGCTTTTCTGCGGGCGGTGGGGCGGTGCGGTGATGACCTCGACCTTGCCGCCGGCCTTGCGGAACGCGGCGACCTGAGCGGCCAGCGTTGCAGCGTCCTCGGCCTTCTTGGCTGGATCGGTGGGGACGTGCCCGTCAGGACCGGAAACGAAGTAGGGCACCTGCGCGGTGGACCAAGCGTCGCGCTGCGTCATGGGGTGTCCTCGCCACGGTCGGCATCGCTGTCGATCAGCGCCAAGCCCTCGGGCGGGTTCTTGATCTCGACCACGCCGTAGTCGTTCAGTTCGATACCCAGATCGGTGGCTTCCACCACGCGGTCATCGCCGGGGGCGCAGCGGACCAGGCGCAGGGCCATCAACTGCCAAACCGGGGCGGCGGTGAAGAACTGGCCGCACTCGCACTCGCGGCCGAAGTAGCACTTTCGGCAGGCGTAGCCGTCCCGGCCGACGTAGCCGTGTCGGCCAACGACCAACCCGCCGCAGCGGATGGTGGATTCAAGGCAAAGCTTCGCCGTTGGCGACAGCATCGCCAGTTCAAGAACAGCCATCGTTGTGTTACCTCAGTGGTCGGCGGGGAGCGGCAACGCGTCGAGCAGGTCGGGCTGGTTGCCGCTGTGCTGCAGCCGGTGTGCGCGCTGTGCGATCTCGCGTGCGTACGCCGTGCTGGGGGGTAGGTCGGTCGGCCTCGCATGGGGCAGGCCGCTTGGGCTGGCAACGCCGGTCAACTCGGTGTGCCCGGTAAAGGCGGCCGAGCAGACCGGGTTGGTGCAGTTGAACGAGTCGTGGCGCAGATGGTCATGGCTCAGGTGGCTGGTGCGCTTCACCAGAGGCGACTTGCAGAAGTCGCACCTGAAAACGGTCTTCCGACGTGGGCCGTATGCGGACATGGGGACTCAGCTGGCCGAGGGGCCAACGGTGCCGGCCTTGATGCCCAGCACAACGGCGGCTTTATGCGCTTCGCCGCGGCGACCCTTGTTGCGGCCGGACAGCACCAGCCAGGTAGCCCGCGTATCGAGGTTGTGGGTGCGGGCGAACTCCGCGATGGAGACGCCCTTCTCGTCCAGTTCCTTACGCACCTGGGGTGCGGTTTTTAGGACAGGTTTGGACATATCGGTCACCAAAGTGTGATTATTGTGTACTTGGGGTAACGATAGTGCGAAAAAACGCACCAGTCAACATGGAAGGTACGAAAAATGTCACTTACTGAGGATCCGAGGCACGGCGTGGGCGCACGGTTGCGCGTCGAGCGGGAACGACTGGGAATGAGCCAGGACGAGATGGGCACCCGCGCGGGGAAGAACAAAAACACCCAGATGCGCTACGAGACGGGGGTGAACTCGCCCACGGCGGCGTACCTGCACGACCTGGCCGACCTCGGCGTGGACATCGGCTATGTCCTGACCGGCTTCCCGACTGAACTGCACGACGAAGATGCCGAAATGCTCGCGCGCTTCCGGGTGGCGTCGCCAGAAATGCGGTTCGCGTTGCGCATGATGCTGACCGCTCCAAAGGAGGCTGTGGAAGCGCAGGCGCAGGCGCAGCCGCAGCCGCAGGGCAGCGCGCCGCCGCTGGTTGGTGGCAACAATTCCGGCCAGGTCAATGCGGGTGCTGTCACGCAGGGCGACGTCAGCTTCCAGATCGGTTCGCGCAACAAGGGCGGTCGCAAACGGTCGAGTTGAACATCGGTCAGCTGATATTGGCCATCGGCCAACATATCGACGGAGGCAAGGGCGCCTGTAGAGGGAAACGCGACAGGCGCCTACGTCGTTGCCCCGCGTTCAAGTTCAAGCGCCGTGGTAAAGCCGGCGCCGCCGTCGATGTTGTGCGTCGCCTTCACCACCAGCCACGTGGTGCCATCGATGTCGGGCTTGATGCCGGCGATATTCACCGTCTGACCGGGATAAAGATCGGCACGGCCTAGCGCCAGCTTGAACGATAGCGTCGCTGTCCCGCGTGCCAACCGCTGCAACTCCGCCTTCGCGTGCTGCCGCGCCTCACTCTCGCTCGCATAGGTCTGCTGCAGCTTCTTCTCGTTCTTGGAACTGCCTACCAGCACCGACTTGCGCCGCGCCGCGCTGCGATCACCCCAATATGCACGCACGCCGGTCACCGCATCGCGGTCGACCACCGTGTAGCGGTGCGAGTCACCCGAGGCGCGCGTCAGCGTCTGCACCGGCAGGCTGATGCCTTCCTTGGTGGTGGCACTGTCGATGGGCTTGAAGATCAGCGTGCCGGCCTTGATGGTCGCCACGGCATCGAAGCGCTTGCCCAGCCGCGTGAGCAGGTTCAGGTCGCTCTCGTTGCCCTGGTCCAGATGCGGCAGCGCTATGGAGTCGAGCGCGGGCGCTACGGCCGCTTTCAGCGCGTGGTCAGCGGCAAGGATGCGCAGCACCGCGCCCAGGCTGGTGTCATGCCAGCTGCGCTCGCGCCGGGTGCGAATGGAGCGGGTCAGATCCGCACTGCGGGCGCGAATGGTGATGATGTCGGGTGGGCCGCTGTGTTCGGCCTCATCGACCACGAAGGTGCCCTTGTTGACGATGCCGCTGTCGGCCCAGCCGAACGCCAGCGCCAGCGTCACGCCGCGACGGGGCAACGCCAGGCGCCCATCATGGTCATGCAGACGCAGGTCGACCTGGTCGGCCTCATCGCCCCGGCTCTCGATCAAGTTCAAATCGAGCAGGCGTGGCGCGATACGGTCGGTGATGTCCACGCCGTCGAGCGTGGCGCGCCACATTGGGATCGGGTAGTTGGCACTCATGCCGCCGCTACCTCGGCGTCGTCGTCTGCGCGCCCGAGCTGCAGCTGGAATTCGATGCGGCGCGGCGTGCCATCGGAGAAGAACTCCGTGCGGCCCTCGTTGATCGACAGGATGACGTAGGCGCCGTAGACCGTGCCGTTGCCCTCAACCAGCGCCAGCGGTCGGCCCTCGGCCGCCAGCTCGCGCAGCACGTCCAGCGTGAGCAGATCCTCCGCCAGTTCGGCGTGGATCACCCCCGACAGGTCGATGGTTTCCTCGCCGGGGCCGACGTACTGCCGCGCGGCCCGCGCGCCGACGCGCTCGCTGGTGGGATGGCGCCACGACATCTGGCGTTGCAGCTGCTGGTAGGCGGCAGTGGCAAGGGAGAAAACGAACGTGCCCAGGGACATCATCATGGTTGCGTTGCTCAGTCGGTCAGGCGGCTGTTGAGACGCGAGGCGGACTCGCGGTCGCGGCGGTCCAGTTCGGCACGCACGGCCTGCGCGATGGCCTGCGCATCGGCGCCGGCACCAGCTTGGATAGTGATGTGGTAGGTGTTGCCGCCGGCCTGCGCGCTGCCGGCGGCGCCCGTGGACGGTGCCAAGACCGGCGCACTGCTCACGGGCACCACAGGCGTCACAGCGGCCGCCAGCGCGATGCCCGCGCCCGCGCGCCTCATGCGGTCCCCGAGGCCCACCACCGACTGCACGGCGCGGTCCCGGCCGCCGTCGAGGCCACCGGTCAGGCCCTGCATGGTGAAGTCGCCCAGCTGGGCGAACACGCGGGACGGGCTGTGGATGCCGAGCTTGGCTTTGAACGAGTCGATGGCGCCGCCGGCCACGCCGGCAATGGCGTCGCGCACACTGCTTGCCATCGAGCCGATGCCGCTGACCAGGCCGCGCACCATATCCACGCCGGCCTGCACCATCTTCGCCGGCCACCCGCCGAGCAGCGTGCTGATGCCGTTCCACGTCTGCAGCACGCCCTCGCGCAGCTTGTCGCCGTTGAGGGTGAAGATGCCCACGATCATCGCCCACGCGCCCTGCAGGAACGTCCACGCTCCGGTCATGGTGGCCTTGATGGCCGGCAGCAGGAACATGAAGGCCTGCACCAGCCAGCCGATGGCCTTTACCGCCGCTCGCAGGTTCACCGTCAGCACCGTGGCCAGAAGCTGGCCGAATCCACGGCCGGCGTCGGTCGCGCCCTCCAGCTGCTCGCTGGTGGCTTGGAACGGCGCGAACAACTGCTTGACCCACGACCATGCCTTGCCCATGGCGTCGGACACCTGGTCCCACACCGGCGCCAGCGGCGCCAACGCGTTGCTCAGTTCATCAAGGATCGGCCCGACCACGTCGCTGATGCCCTGCCACATGCCGATCATGAAGGCCTTGATCGGCCCCCAGTATTTCCAGACCAGCACGGCCACCAGCGCCACGGCGGCGCCGATGGCAAGCACAGGCGCGCTGATGCCGCCCAGCAGCGGCAGCAGCATGCGGCCGACGTTGAGCAGCATGGGAAATGCGCGGCCCCCCAGCGACACCACGCGCGTGATCAGCCCGCCAATGCCGCCGCCGGAACTGAGCAGCGCGATTGCGCCGTGGATCTGGGAGAAGGCCATGGCGACGACGCCGGCACCGACCAGCAGGCCACCCAGCACGGTGACCAGGGTGGTGCCGACGATGGCGGCCTTGGCGAGCGACTTGACCAGCTCGGGGTTGGCGCGCACCCAGTCGATCACCTGCTTGACCACCTTGGCGGTGCGCTCGGCCAGCACCTTGAAGTCGGGCAGCAAGGTTTCGCCGATGACCTGCGCGGTGACGCCAGCGGCGTTCTTCAGTAGCTGCAGGGCATTCTCGGACGTGGCGACACGCGAGGCGTACTCGGCGTTCATGGAGCCGCCGTACTTGCTGGCGTCAGTCACCTTGTCGAGGTTGGTTTTCAGCAGGTCGAGGTTGGTCAACAGCGGCGCGATCGCGCCCACCGATTCGCGGCCAAACAGCGTCGTCATGGTCGCCGCCTGCTGGTGCTTGGGCAGCTTCTTCAGCTTTTCCAGCACCGACAGGATCGCCCCGCCGGCATCCTTCTGCATCGCCTTCGCCATGGCAGTGGCGTTGATACCCAGCGACTTGAACGATTCCCGCTGCCGCTTCGTGGCGGCTTCGCCCGAGCCGAGCGTCAGCAGCATGTTCTTGATGCCGGTGGCCGACACCTCCGACTCGATGCCCATGCCGGCCACGGTCGCGCCCAGCGCCGCCAGTGGGCCGCTACCGAGGCCAGCCACCTCGCCCAGGGCGCCAATGCGGTTTACCACCTCGCTGATCTTCTGCACGCTGGCAGGGCCGGTGTTGCCCAGGTAGTTGATCTTGTCGGCCAACACGACCACATCGTCCTGGCCCATGCGGAACGCGGTGCGCCAGGTCGCCATGGTCTGGCCAGCTTCCTCGGCGGTGGAATCGAAGGCCACGCCCATCTTCGCGGCGTCCTGCGCGAAGCGCACCAATTCTTCCTTGGCGATGCCGGCCTGGCCGGCTGCAGCCACGATCTTGGCAATGTCCGTGGAGGCCATGGGCAGCACCAGCGACAGGTTCTGTACGTCACTCGCCATTTGCTTGAACTGCTGCGGGGTGTCGAAGTCAACCACCTTCTTCACGTCGGCCATCGCAGATTCAAAGCTCATTGCCTCGGCCAGCGGCAGCGCCTGCGCCATCAGCGCACGCTGGCCGCCGAATGCCATTGCCATACCCGTCGCGGTCATGCCGATGCCGGCACTCTGCAACTTGCCTGCGCGCTCCTTGGCCTTGGAGGCCAGGTTCAGATGGCGCTCCTGCTTGCGGATGTTCTCGGTAGTGCGTGCGATATCGCCGCGCAGCTTGCGCTCGCCGTTGGACAGGTCACGTGTGCTGATCCCGGCCCGCATCAAGCCGCTGCGCAGGCGCTGTAGTTCCGCCGCCTGCTGCTGCTGTTTGGACTTCATCAGCCCGGCAACGCGGGTAGCGTCCTTGAATTCCTTGGTGAGGGCGCGCGATGGTGCGGCCGCGGCCTTCATGCGGGCGGCCAGCTCGCTCACGCGGGTCTGCTGCTCGGTGTACGCCACGGCGGACTGGCGCGAGGCCGCAACCTGCTGCCGGAACGCGCTCAGGTCTCGCTGGGTCGCGTTGAACTTGCGCAGTGCATCCCGCGACTGCAGCAGCTGATCGGCGACGCCCTTGCCGCCGCGCTGGATCTTGCGGAACGGCGCGGTCACCTTGTCCATCGCGGACAAGATGACCTGCATGCGGAGGTTGTCGGAGGCCATCAGTGCAGCCCCTCAATGTGGTTCGCCGAAAGGCCATGGCGGGTCGACGGGAAGAGGGCTGCGCTGCTGGGGGTCATGTGTTGTTTCCGCTACGTTCGACGGCCCGCTCCCGCCATTCCATCAGTTCGGTCACGGTCCAGCGTTCCATCTCGCTGGGTGGGAAGTGGAAGATGACGGCCACATCGGCCATCGCATCCTCTATGCGTTCAGGGATTCCCGGTCCGCCTTCTTCATGAAAAAACCAGCGATCTCGGTACCCAGGGTGACCAGGTCTGCCGGGTCGAGCTTGTCCACGTCGGCCGTGGTCAGCGTCGGGAAGGTGATGCGCGGGGCCAGGGTGCGGATGGCGGTAACGTCCATCTGCAACAGGTCCAGCAGCTTCACACCACGCAGCGAGCCGGCATCCGGCTTGCGGATCTGCAGCTTGTCGATGACCTGGTCACCGCGCGTGATTGGGGAATCCAGCTCGACGGTGGCGTAGTCGGGTGCGCTGACCTTGCCGGTGGAGGTGTCCAGCACGGCGTTGTCGGGGGTCTTGCGGCTCATAGGGTCTCCGGAGGGGAAGCAAGGCCCGGCAGTGCCGGGCCGTGGTGAGGGGTCAGATGCCGATGGCGCGACGCTGTGCCTGCAGCAGATCGACGCCGTCGACGATGAAGATCATGGCGACCATGTCGATCTCGATCTCGGTGCGGCCGTTGATGGACAGCTTGTAGTAGCTGGCCGTGGTTTTCACGCTGAACTCCGTGTCGTCGCCGACCTTACCGGTGCCGGGGTCGATCTCGCTGTGGCGACCGCGCAACACGATCTCCACCGCATCCACTTCACCGGTATCGTCGCGCTGGTAGGCGCCGGCAAAGCGCAGCTGCACGCCGTTGTGCCGGAGCGTGCCGTACTGACGCAGCACCTCGCGGACGAGGCCACCGCACTTCCATTCGGCCTCAATCTTCTCCTGGCCCATGTCGATGTCGACGGGGCCGGCCATGCCACCGGCACGGTATTCCTCCATCTTGCGGGTCAGGGTGGGCAGCTTGAATTCGGTGACCAACCCCCGGTAGCTCTCGCCATCGTTGAACAGGTTGAGGTTTTTCAGCTTGCTGGGCATTCCCATGTTGTCAGTTCCTCAGTAATGCCGGTCAGCCGTTGATGCGGCTCGGGAAGTCGGCGAAGTAGCGGTCGGTGATGCGCTGGTTCAGCTGCAGGTTTTCCAGCGGCGGCACGGGAGTGAAGTCGTAGTCGATGACCAGCTTTCCGCCCGACAGCGAGGTCGGAAGATTGGCCGCTTCGTCGTACCAGGCGGTGGCGTCGATGATGTAGCCGCCGTTCTTCAGCTCGCGGAACTTGGCGTTGATGCTCTCCAAGATGTCCTTGATCTGGCTGGGGTGAAGCGGCTTGTCCATGTAGACCAGCATCGCCTCGGCGATGGTGTCGGCCAGGATCTGCGCGGTGCGGGTGGCCGTCTCGAATGCGAACAGCGGATCACTGCTCAGGGTGCGGTTGCCCCAAAAACGGTAGCCGTTGACATTGACCAGCGTGGTCACGTCCTTGGAGTTCAGCAGGCCGGCGTCGGTGTCGGGGTTCTGCAGATCCCAATGCACGTCGCGGCTGATGCCGGTCACGCCGGCGACGGGAACATTGGAGATGGACTTGTGCCAGCCCTGCTCCTGATCAATGCGGGCACGCAGGCCGGCGGCTCGGGCCGTCGCAAAGGCCATGGCCGAGGCATTGAGGGTGGTATCCCACGCCACGAAGTCGGGCCAGATCATCATCAGCTCGCGCTCGCTGAACTGATCGCGGTACACGATGACATCGGAGACCTTGCCAGCGGCCGAGGCGCTGACGTAAGCCATGGCCCGCAAGCTCTTGGCGATGGGCGCCAGGGCGGTGACCACTTCCTGCGTGTCCAGCCCCGGCACAGCGAGGATGCGCGGCTTGACGCCCAGCTGTGCCTCGGCCACCAGCAGCGCCTGCATGCCGGTGTAGCTGCCGGTGTCATTGCCGCCGATGATGTTGGACGTGGTCTCCGGCTCTGCCACGCCCTGGGCCACACGCACCACGACGGTGACCGGATTGGCCTGGTCGGCGATGCCGCGCAGGCTCGCAGCGAGCGTGCCCTTGGTGCCTGCTTTTGCGATGGCACCGCGCACGTCGGTCAGCAGCACCGGCTTGTTGAGCGGGAAGACGGTAGCGTCTGCGTCCTCGGCGGTGCAGACGATGCCGAGGATGGCGGTGGCCACGGTGCGGATGGGGCGGGTGCCGCCGTTTACTTCAACGACGCGTACGCCGTGGTGGTACTGGTCCATTGCTGGCTCCTTGGGTCAGGTTTCGCGGTAGCGGAGGGGGACGGTCAGCCGGGTGAACTCGTTGGACTGCAGGCTGCGTACACGGCGACAGGTGACATCGAGGACGAACGCGCCCGGCTGCTCGCCACGCGACAGCGCCAGTTGCTTGATCTGCAGGCGGGGTTCCCAGCGCATCAGCGCGGTGGCAGCGGCGCCGTACAGACGCAGCTGGGTGGTGCTGTTGAACGGCTGGTCGATCAGCTCGGGAAGCAGCGAGCCGAAGTCGCGGCGCTGCACCCGCGTGCCGATGGGCGTGGTCAAGATGCGTGCGATGGACTGCACCAGGTGGGCGTCATCGTCCAGCCAGCGGCCCGTGGCGGCATCCATGCCCCTCATCGCGCCGCGCTCCGCGAGGGAGCGCGACGGCGCGCCGGGGTCAGATTGGGCGAGGTCGAGGCCATGACCTCATTCTGTGGACGGGCTTCGCCGAAGGCGTGGCCGCTGTCGTGTATCAGCTACCCAAACACCAGCGCGCTACAGCGTGTCTGGCAGGCCCGGCAATTCCACGGGCGGAAGCTCTGGCGGCTTGGGAAGTTCGGGGACGGTGACGCTCGGCATCTCGATGCTGCAGGAGCCGATGCGCGAGGAGGCAGTGCCGATGGCCGCCTGCAGCTTGGCGATAGCCTCGGTTACCTGTGCGAGTTGCACGGGCAGCACCACCATAGGCTTCACGTACGGCTGCAGGACGGCCGAAATGAAGTCGGTGATCCACGTAACGATCTGCGCGGGGTTGGCGCCTGGGGCCGTAAGCAGCGCCATCATGGGCTGCAGCGCGGCCATCTGCGCGCCAATGCCACTGAGCAATGCGTTTGCCGACTGCATGGCCTCGTCGGTGAGCGCCTGCAACTCGGCGCAGGACTGGACCGCGTTGATCTGTTCGGCCAGGCGGTCGAATGTCTCGGCGTTGAACGGGAGGGAGCCTTGCGGGTTCATGGGTGCCTCAGAAAATGTTGGTGACCACGCCGCGCTCGACGGTCACGACCTGGCCGGTGGCGGTGGTGAACGTGCCCGATGCCCCGGTACCGGCAGACACGTTGCCATCGGCCGAAACGCTGCCGGTGGCTCGGGTGGTGGGGGTATCCAGCACCACGGCCGCACTGGCATGCACCTCGGCCTGCTGGCAATTCACGATGACGCTGCCTGTGCCGGTGTTCACCGACAGCGTCGAGGTGGCGTGGTTGAACTCGACGGTACTGCCGTCCGGGTAGGTCGTGCGGTCCACGTCCTCGCTGCTGGCCGGCTGTGGGTACTCATCCTGCGGGACGCTGCCGAGGATGACCGCCTGCGAGATATCGCCGTCCGGGCATCCCAGCATCACCTGCTCGCCGATGCCGGGGACGTGCCAGGTGCGGCCGTTCGGACCCGCGCGGCGTTCCAGCCAGGTGATCCAGTCGCTCTGGATCTCCCCGGTCTGAACCCGCACGCGCGCGGGCACAGCGGCGCGAACCGCGATCACCGTGCCCCAACGCAGCATGTTGCTGACCTCTGCAGGGATGTCGCCGCGCGCCATGGCGTTCAAGCCCCTGCCACATCGGTGGTGGGTTGCGGCGGCGTCGGCAGGGTTTCGGCAGGCGGGGGCACGCTCTCCCATCGGCCCTGCGCGTCGCTGTACTGCCACGGCCCGGTGCTGTCGCGCGGCGGTGCCAGATCCGTCGCCGTCGCCGGCAGCGGCTCGCCCACGGCCAGCGGCGGCAGGTTGAGGCCCGTAGCCTTCTCCCAGATTGCCGTCTGGCTGAAGTCGGGCACCAGCTCCCACGTTTCCAATGCCACGTTCCACCGGTTGGCGGCAGGTTGACCGGGGGCAAGTGCGAGCGGTGCCTGCGCGGTGACGGATGGTGGTGGCAGGTCGCCCAGGGCAAGCATGTTGGGAGCGGCCAGGCCGGTGGCCTTGTCCCACAGCATCACGCCCCGGAAGTCGGCTACCGTCTCCCACGCAGTGCGATCTGAGTTGATGCGCCACGCTTGTTGGGTGCCTGCGTTGTCCATCGGTGGGAAGTCGACGGTGTTGTCGGGTAGCGGGCAACTGCCATCGGCTTCCGGGTAGATCCGGATCGGCAAGAGATAAAGGCCGGTCACTTCATCGAACGAGTGGCCGTAGGTCTCATGGGATTCTTTCAGCTGCATGGTTCTCTCTCAGTAGGCGATGCAGTACAGCATCCGGATGCCTGCCGGCAGGTTGCGGGCCGCACCTGTGCTTCCAACGGTGATGGCGTGCGCGTGGTCACCTACGGCTCCCACGGAGATTGTGTGGCTGTGACCACCAGCGCCGTTCATGCCAACGTTATGTGCATGATGGCCGCCGGCGTCTGTGTTGAAGCTATGAGCGTGGCCGCCTGCACCCCCGGTTCCACCGTCGCTCGGGAGCGCGTCGTTGTCGCGCTCTCGGTACACGCCATAACCATTGATGGCCGGGGTGGAGGGAACGACACCGCCGTGTGCGTGGTCACCCTGCCACGAGGTGCCGCCCGTATGTGCGTGGCTACCCTGGCCATCGGTCCACGCGCTGTGGGCATGGTCGCCCACGCCGCTTGCGCTGGCAGAGTGGGCATGCCCGCCGCCGGCCGAGGCGCTGGCGCTGTGGGCATGCGAGATCACGGCACCCGCGCTGGTCTGGCCGACTTTCGCCGGATCACCCGTGTGGATGATGCCGCTGTCTTCATCAACCTTGGGTAGCTTGAACGTGGTGCCCTCGGCATTTCCGCCGTAGGTAGCGCCGATGGCTGCGAAGAGACGCGGGTAGTCGGTGCGAAGCAGCTCGCGACCATCACAGAGCAGGGTTCCCTCGGGTGCGGCGATGCCCGCGAAGGTAATCACCTGGCCGGCGATGTAAGCGGTGGCGGGTACTCCGGTGAGATTCTCCCACGACAGGTAGTGCGAGCCGTGCTTGCCGTCCAACAGGTCGGCGTCCAGCCCGTTGCCGTCACCTTCGTCCTTCAGCGCTGCGCCTTTCAAGCCCAGCAGCTGCCACATGGCCTGCTCGGTGGCGGCGGCGATCAGCTTCTTGGCGATTGCGGTGGGTGCCCCAACACCGAAACGACCGTCGAGCGAGGCGCGCAACCCCTTCGAATGCACGGCGCGGGAGGCATCGACCCCCTCGGCCGTCTCTTCCGGCGTTGCCAGTTCCAGCACGCCGACCTTTTCCTCGGTGCCGACATTGAGGTCGAAGTTTGCGTCGCCGAAAGCGATGTTGACGGCACCGATGTCGGCGAACTGCAGGTCTGAGGCAAGTACGAGCGCGGCCTGTGTGGATTTCTCCGCGAGCACCGACTGCTGCCCGTACACCGCCAGCAGCGTGCCGCTCGCAAGGTAGAGGCCGATGCCCCGAACGGTGTAGCCCGCGTCGGTCGCGTCGCGCGCAGTGACGTGGATCGTGTCGGCACTGGTAGCGCCGCCCTTGATCGAAGTAAGGCGGGTGTGTTCGCCCGGCAGGGCTTGGAGTTCGGCGTGCGCTTCGAACACCTGGTCGGTCAATCCCACCGACTCAGCGATAACGGGCGCCGTGCCGTTCTTTTCGGCGTTCACGATGGCCTCGCGGCCTCGACGGGTGACGATGAATCTCAAGCCGGTCATGGGGTAGGAGCTTCCGTAGCTTGGAGGCGGACAAGCAGAGCCAGATGCGTACCGGCGATGACGCCAATCCGCCCGGCCACGTTGAGGCCCTGGGTAAATGTGAAGTGGCTGCGCACCGGCTTGGTCAGGTTGACCTCGGCGATTACGTCGTCCACGTACTGCGCGGTGGCGGTTTCCCCGCTCTGGCCGGAAAGCGTGAGCGTCAGTGCAAACGTGTGCGGCTGACCGCGAGGGGTTGTCTGCCACCATTCGGTGATCTCGACCGATCCCCCGAAGCTACCCACGACGTCTGCGATGCTGCGGGCGGTGCCCTTGCGCCGCTGCACAAGCAGCGAACCAGCTACGCGGGCGCGCTTGACCGGTAGCGGCCAGCTACTGCGCCACGTATCGACCGACATCGCCCAAGCCAACCACGGCAACAGATTCTCCGGGCAGGTCCAAGGGTTCCACAGCAGATCCACAACCGTATCCACCTCAGCCGCGTGGGCGGTCACCGCTTCTGCGACACGCTCAACGCCACTGGCATTGGGAGGCAGCAGGCTGTCTGGAATGTCAAAGCTGACTGTTCCATCCCATGTGATGGTCGCGCCGGGCGGCGGCGGCTCGTGCAGAGTTACGCGGTTGCGCGCATCAATCACATAGTCGGGTGCGGCGGGTTCACCGTTGCGCGTGGGAACGTACGCGGTTGCGACGCTGCCCTGCTCAAGCTGCGGCGCAGAGATGCGGAACGTCACGTCAACAGCGGTGCGGGGAGGGATCGTCATCTCGATGTAGCAGGACACCGCGGCCGCTTGGGTGCCGGTGACCGTCCGCGTGGTACTCAGGCGGGTCAACGCGGTACCTGGCCGAATGTCTGCGCTGCTGCGCTGTAGGCGCTGACCTGCAGCATCGACCTCCGCGATCACCAGCCGGCGTACAGGGTCTTCAAATCCTCCCGCTGGATCGCCCGCGATGATCTGCACGCCGGCACTCAGCGTCCAAACATGGCCGGGGTTGCTGGGGATCGGCTGGGTGTTGAACAGGAGATCGGCGCTTCGCACCTGCTGTGTGTTGTTCCGGTTGTAGACGCGCAGATCGAGATAAGGCGTGCCGTCCTCAAGCTGACCGACGCCGACGACCTCGCGCAGCAGTCCGGTGATCCTCGCAATGCTCCAGCCAACCGGAAGATCGCCGTCGACGTTGACCGTGCCAGGCTTTGCCAACAGGACATCGGAGCAGTAAAGAACATTGCCACGGGGCTGCCGGGACAGCGGCACCCGGCCGCGCCAGTCGGTGCGATAGACGGCGGAGACCTCAGCGGTCAGCCGGGTCGGCTTGCCCAGGATGGACGGGAGGAAATCGGTGCGGTTGCCGTCCCCTTTCCCCATCAACTCACCGATCAAACGCCTGCTGAATGGCTTACTCATAGGTTCCCTCGTGGACGACATCGATGGCGGTGCAATAGGCCGCTTGGTGGCTTGCCATCACCAGGTCGGCAGGCGGCTCGGCCAGGTCGACGCGCTGAACCCCATCCACGTGCAAGGCCGCAAACAGCCCGGAGCGCGGCACGTCCCGGCCAAGCCTGCGCGACTCATCGACATAGGCCCGCAACCGCCGGTTAGCCTCAGCCAATACGACGGCAGCATCGGGGCCGGCGAACGTAAAGACCTTTGCGCTCACGGCGTAGGGGATGATCTCTGCGGGGCGAACCGACACCACGTCCGTGAGCGGGCGCACGTTGCCGTCCATCAGGGCGTCGGTCACGCGCTTCTGTACCGCTGCCGAGGGAACTCCCTCGCCGCTGCGAGACAGCACCGTGACCACGACCTCGCCGGGGCTTGGGCTACTGGCACTCGCGTCCAGCACGTCGGACGATGCAGAAAGCGCGTGGAACAGGTAGGCACCCTCCGGACCGGCGACGCTGTAGCCCTCGGGCGCCAGCTGGACACGACGTCGGAAATCGGTGTCGCTCTCCATGACCGCCGGGAGGTTCTTGCCAGGGTCGGCGGCAACAAGGGTTTGGCGCTCCACGCCGAAGAACGCGGCCAGGTTGTCCAGATCCGCGCCGCGCGCATAGGCCAGCATTGAGCCAGTGGCGCGAACGTTGAACGATTCGCGCAGGTGCACTTCGCGATAGGCACAGACCTGCAACAGCACGCTCATCGGATCCGATTCGAGCAGGTCTTCGTAGTCCGGCGCCAGCAAGTGAAGGATGGCTTTCAGGTCGGCGTAGGACTGCTCAAAGCTGACCTGTTCGGTCAGGTCCGGAACGGGCAGCTTGGATAGCTCGACGGCGGTAAAGGTGGACATGGCGACACCGGGCAAAGGGGCGTATCAAGGGTGTCATCGCCACCCATTCGCCTCTATTCGCAGCGTGTGTAACGTGTGCGCCTACGGCTTTCCGGCAATCAGGTGATCCCTGATCGCGTCACGCACCAGGGCGAGGCTGGCGTCAGAAAATCCGAGCAGTCGGCGTTGCTCGTAGCGCACGCGCGGACCGCCGCGGCTGACCCTGTCCGACCGGCCCTCTTGGTGGATGGTGGCGATACGGGAGACACGCCCGACGAACCCCACCGATATCTGTTGCGCGTCGGCGCGCACGCGCAGGTGCTTGGCTTGGCGCAGCTTCGCAAACATGGCTGCGCGCTTGATTCGCCCGGCCTTCTGGCGGGCCGGGGCCGGCTTGCGGCGGGGCGCGTAGGCGCTCCCGTCTGGATTGCGCTGTGCGGCGATACGGCGCTGTTCCGCGCGGCGCAGCTGCATACCCACGCGCCGGGCCAGCCGCACGCGCTGGGCGGGCTGCAGGCGCGTCAGCAGGGGTTCAACCCACTGCTCCAATGCCCGCAGATCATCAGACAAGCAGAATGTCCGGAAGGGTGGCGACCAAGCCACCGGCAGCGTCGATCACGGCCCCGCCGGCCAGCGACAAGGCATGGTAGTCCTCTGTGGGTGGTTCGCCCACGTGGGTCAGCAGGAAGGTGCCATCGGCCTGCGCGGCCACCACCACGCGCTCACTCAGTGGCAGCTTGACCGCCACGTCGACCAGGTCGTTTGCCAGTACGTCGACATCGAAGGCGATGTCGTCGCGGCGAGCGGGGTTGGCGAGCAGTTCGGGCTGGTGCCGTGTCACCCACTGCAGGAGCGGCAGCATCACCGAGTCGGGACTGCCGGCGTAATCGGTCAGGATCAGAGAGAGCGTGTAGAGGTATTGGAACGACAAGCCCGGCTCGTAGCTGCTCTGGAGCTTGCCCTCTTCCACGAACACCAGCAGACGGTCTGGGCTGTCCCGCAGGCCGGGAACGGACGCCAGCAGGTGGTCACGCAGGGAGCCGGGCTTAATCATGCGCCTGTTCCTGCCGCTGACGCACAGCGTCCTGCAGGCCGATCAGCTGTTCGCGGATGGCGTGGCAGCTGGTGTAGTTGTCGGCGACGGTGTTGGCGACGGTAGAGAGCGCAATGTCGGCGGCGGGCGCATCAGGATCTCCGGCAGGTCCGGCCAGGGGGCGGTTTTCTGCGGCTGCGTCGTGCAGGCGGACAAAGCCGACAGGCACAGGGCAAGCGCGATCAGCTTGGGGCGTGACATAGACGGGAACCTCTTTGACGATGGTGGCGCCGGCCTCGCGCACGTACTGCACGCGGTCGACGTAGCGGGTGATGACCTTGGCGTCGCCGCTGATCGCGTCCCGGTGCTCGATAGCTGTATCGCGCTCGGCCTCGGCGTGGTCGCGCTGGCGGGCCACGCCATCAATGCGCCTTTGCTGGACAAGGGCGACGACGATGCCCAGCAGCAGCACGACCGCCAGCAACGCGGCCAGGGTCGCCGCCAGGCGCCGGGAGATCACGCAGCCCCCAGGACTTGCAGGGCGCGGTTGGTGCGGCTGATGCGGTCGGCCATGCCCTCGGGCGTAGCCTTGGCCATGGCCGAGCCGAGATTGATGCGGCGACTGACCGCCAGCACGTCGCCGGAATCGGCAAGGGTGTTCAGGCCCGCGTCCTTCCAGTAGGCGGCAGCGGCAGCGGCGCCGATTTCCACGTCAAGCAGCAGCTGGGGGGCCTGTTCCAGCGGCTGTCCGATCAGCTGGCCGACGTGCGCGTAGTTGCCGCGACCGGTGATCTGCACGGGGCAGCGGCCACGGTAGCGGTAGCCGTCGCCGCTGGCCTCGTTCCCGTTCCCGTTGCGATTGGCATAGACGCGGTTGCCTAGCTTTTCCGGGTTGGCGACGAACGCGGACACCTCGGTCGGCGCGATGCGTTTGCCGAACACTTCCAGCAGGCGCTTGCTGCTGTAGCTCAGGTTCTCTTCGATTCGCGACAGGCTCAGGCTTTCATGGCCGACCTGGGCGAGAAAGTGAGCGGCGCGGCGCTTGGTGGGGATGCTGAAACGCAGCATGGCCGCGTTCAGCGCGGGCGCCCAGCGCTGCGCTCGCGGCAGCGGGCATTGCATGATCTGGCTCAACTGTTCGGCGGTGACCATCATTCAACCCTCAGAATCTGCGCCACGTTGCCTCGGGCGCGGTAGGTCACCAACAGTAGGACAACAAGCAGGCCCAGCTGCCACACGCTGACCTGTGCCGACGCACCTAACAGCGCGACGTGAATGGCGAGGCCACCGCTGCAGGCGATCAGCAGCCAGGCGCAGCACGAAACGCCGAGACGGTGACAGGCATCCGGTCCCGGCCGGTAGGTAATCAGCCGCAGGCAGATAGCCAAGCTGCTGACTAGGGTGGCGACGACAAGCAAGCTATGCACTGGGCGGTCCTCCACGACGGAAACGGGACAGGTCAGGGGGGGTACGGCTACGCTCGATCAAGCCAAGCGTCACGGTGATGGCGCAGGCCGCTGCCGCGAAGGCAGCCACGCCAGCGGACTGGATCGGCAGCCAGCGCAGTACGTCGGGTGCGGCGTAGTAGCCGGCCACCACGCTGATGCCCAGGTAGACCAGCCGCTTCCAGATCGGCAGGTTCTTGGCCGAGACGACAAACAGCGTGCCGCCGGCAAACGCGCCGACCAGGGCGTCGCCGTCGATGCCGGGCAGCAGCGAGGCCAGCCCCACCCCAGTGGCGAGCATTGCGGTGCCGGTGAGGGAGGTAGGTTCGGTCATCAGGTCAGTCCCAGAGCTGGATCAGCGGTCGCTCGGTGGCGATCGAATGGGAGGAGGGGAGGGCCGGCAGTGTCACCACCGTCCCCATCGGAAGAATTGGCCCGTGCAACGACAGGCCCGGGTTGAGCGCGAACACCTGCTCCGTCATGCCGGCAGTGGTGCCCAGGTGACGCCAGCACAGCAGGTCGATGGTGTCCCCTTGCTGGGCGTGGACGCGCATCAGATCAGCGCCACGGTGACGCGACGACGTCCGAGAAAATCACTGATCGCATAGCGCTGGTCCCGGCGCAGGTCATCAATGGTTGGGGTGAGGTCTTCGGCGCGCTGATTGCCCTGCGCAGTGGCGTCATAGGAGCGGTAGCGCTCGGACAACTCGACGGCGGCCGCGCACTGCACCGCGCGCAGGAACAGCTGCAGGTGACGCGTGGAGCCGTCTACCTCATCGGAGGGAACATCGGCCAAGGCGGCGTATCCCCTCGCCTGCTGCTCCACACGCCACTGGGCAAGCTCATCACCAACGGTGAGCATGGCTGCCACCACGGCCACGCGCAGGCGGGCCGTGGTGACACTGCCGTCAAGACGCATGGCCTCGCGCAACGGGCGCAGCTTGACCGCCGGCCAGAAGCTGCCAGCGATCACGTCGGCCTCGGGAGCAACTGCAGGTGCGTTGGCGGTGAATCCGCTCATGGTGGCCTCAAGGAAAGAAAGCCGGTGGTCGGGGCGTCACACCACGGGATGGATACCTGGTGATCGGCCCCGAGCCGGCTGGGTCGCGGGGACGCTCTGTCAGCCGTTGCTATCGCCGTTGGCGGCAGCGGTGGCTTGTTTCTTCTGGACACGCAGGGCGCGTTCCAGATCCTTCTTCCCGCCGCAGCTGCCGTGCAGCTGCAGAGCGGCGTGCAGATGGCCGATGGCGCGATCTACCGCGTCGGTTGGCACCTGCTCGGGGTCGCCTTCCCCCAGGATGTTGCGGGCCTGCGCCAGATGCAGCTTGGCCCTGACTTCGTCCGGCATGTCCTGGCCGGTGGTCAGCAGCTGCGCCCTTTCCAAGATGGCGCCGTCGAAAGTGCCGCCGACCTTCTGCAGGTTCAGCGCGCCCTCGGCGATTTCCTCGGCGACCAGGCACCCGGTGGTGCGCTGGAAGCGGTCGGGCATCTTCATCCCATGCGCCAGCACGTACTCGGCCAGCTGCAGGCCCTCGTTGTAGCGGCCTGCGTCCATGTTCCAGATCATCAGGGTGGTGATGACCTCATCGGTCGCGCCCTTTCCCTCGGCCAGTACGCCTTCGACGTAAGGGTCATAGGCGGGCAGCAGCTGGGCCTTCAGCTGTGCCTTGCCTTCATTGGACTGGATCTGCTTCAACCGCAGCCGGTCTTGATGCAACTGCATCATCGCCAGTTCGAACTGGCCGGAACCGTCCATAGGCTGGTCCGCCTGGCGGGCGGAGGCCTCCTGCGCGGCGAGGACGCGGCGCAGGTGACGCTTGGCGGGGCTGTCGGCCATGGCTTAACCCTCCGGCAGTTCGATGTTCTCGATCAAGGTGCCCAGGCCGTAGTCTTCCACCACATAGGCGTCGTTCGACTGCTCGAAGTTGGCAACCCGGTTCTTCTGCGGCTGCTCCTGAATGAAGCGGCGACGCCCGCCGATCTGCCAGTACAGCGACAGGTTGGCCAGGCTGGTGATCAGGATGGCGTTGTCGGGCATGTACGGCACGTCGACCGGCTGCAGGCCGCCGATGCGCTTGTTGGCCAGCAGCAGGTCGGTGGCGATCTTCTCGGTGGCCGGCTGGTCCTTGTTGACCATCGGGAAGTACTTGTCGTGGATCAGGTCGCGGCCGAGGATCACCACCAGGCCGGGATCACGGCGGTGCCACGGGTCGATCAGGCTGCTGACCGCGTCCATGACCAGTGCGTCGAGGTTGGCATAGTCCGCGTCGGCGCCGCCGACCTTGATCGCGCCCTCGGTCTTGCCGCTGGCCATGACGCGCTGCGGGGCGTTGCTGCGGTACTGCTGCAGCCAACCGATGTTCACGTCTTCCAGCAGCGGGTTGGCATTGCGGTCCGTGGTGGCCGCAGCCTTGGTGCCATGGAAACCGATCAGCATCCGGTCCAGTGCCTGCCGCTGCACGATGCTGTCGCGGATCAGGGTCTGGAAGTTGGGCTGACGCGCCCAGGCATCGAGCGTGGCGTAGCGCAGTGCGGTGTCGAAGTCGGTCTGGACCGCCCGGTAGCCCTTCTTGTCCAGCGCGGTCACGTCGCGCGGCTGGCGCTCGGCGTTGCCGGTGGTGTCGGTGCGGCCGGCGATGGTGCCGGAGACGCCGACGCCGACCTTTTCGCCTTCCAGATCCGGCACGCCGACGATGTTGATCGAGCGCAGGAACGCGCTGGATTCCTGAATCCGCTGTTCCATGATCTGCTGCACCGCCGGCACGACGGTGAAGGTATGCGCGATGGAGCCGACATTGTTCAGCTCGCCCTGGCGGCGGGTGTAGGCGTCAAACGCTACGCGGGTGTTGGGATGCATCGTGGTGTCCTTGGTTATCGGGGTGTGCTGCAGGCGATCAGCAGTCGGTGAGTTCAGCGCCGGCCGGGCCGGTGACGGGCGGGCGCTGGGTGCTGAACTCGGGGGTCTTGTCGACGGTGGATTTGAGCGAGGCGAACTCAGCGCGCAGACCCTGATTGGCGCGCTCGCTCTCGGCCAGGCGCGCGGTCAGCGCAACCAGCTCGCCCTGCTGGCTGACCATCTGCTCATCCATGTCGGTGAGCAGACTGGCGAAGCGCTGCAGGCCTTCATCGTCCTCATCGGCCGGGGGCGGCGCCGGGGTGGCCGGCTTGAACATGCCCTTGATGCGGTCGGAGAAGGAGCGGGCCGGCGGCGCGGCCGGGGCGACCTCATCCAGCTCGATATCGACCAGCTCGGCGGCGCTGAACAACGTGTCCGGGTTGGTCTTGCGCGCTTTGAGCGGGCTGGCGTCCGGATTCTGCGCGGCGAAGGCCAGCATCTCGGTGCCCAGGCTGGCAGGAGTGTCGGTCACGGCCACGCCCATCAGGTAGGCCTTGCCGGTGCCGGCGAAGTTCTCCTGCACCTCGACCGAGGTATACAGCTTCTGTTTCTGCACGTTGACCATGTTGACCAGGTCATCGGTCGGGTCGATCTGCACGAACAGCGCCAGCTTCGTCTCGCCGGCGACGGTGACTTCTTCGGCCTTGGCCGCCAGCACGCTGCCGTAGGCGCGGAACGGGGAGTCCGGCAGCAGGCTGCGGAGGTGTTCCACCCATACGCGCGAGCCGTAGGTGTTGGCGCTGTAGGTCGCCGCCATCTGCTCGATCCAGCTGCGCTCGATCTTGCGGCCATCGGTGGTGGCGCCCTCGACCGCAACGCGGAAGAACTTGGAGCGGTACTTCTTGGTCTTGTTGGACATGGTGCCCTCTGCTTGGTGGTCGAAAACATCGGCTGGCGATGCGATGACCCATGTTCGGCAGAGGGCAATTTCCGGGCAACGAAGTTGCCGTGTAACTGATTGAGCTACGCGGGAGTTTGCTGTGCGTGAACGCACGCGGTAGGCACCCTAGACCATGTGAATACCGTTGTCGACCAGATGCCGATCGATGTGCGCAGGCAAGCCAAGTTCCTGTATTGGATGGGCTGGCGTGTCTGTGACATTGCCGAGGCGACAGGCGAGAAAGAGAAGACCATCCACAGCTGGAAGGCGCGCGACGAATGGGACCGCGCCGACAACGTGGAGCGGATCGGCGGGGCGCTGGAAGCCCGCCTGATCATGCTGATCATGAAGCCGGAAAAGACCGGCGGCGACTTCAAAGAGATTGATCTGTTGCACCGCCAGCTTGAGCGGCAGGCACGGATTCAGCGCTACCAGGGCGGCGGCACAGAGACGGATCTGTCCCCGGAAATTGCCAAGCGCAACGCCGGCCCAAAGAAGAAGGCCCGCAAGAACGAGTTCACCGAGGACCAGGTAACGCTGCTGGTCGACGCCTTCCTTGAAACGTCATTCGGCTACCAGCGCGATTGGTACCGGGCACGCGATCAGCGTACCCGCGCGGTGCTCAAGTCTCGGCAGATCGGGGCCACCTTCTACTTCGCCCGCGAGGCGCTGATCGATGCGCTGACAACCGGGCGCAATCAGATCTTCCTGAGCGCATCCAAGGCGCAGGCCGACCTGTTCCGTCGCTACATGCAGTCCTTCGTGCGTGAAGTGCTGGACGTGGACCTGACCGGCAATCCCATCGTGCTGGCCAACGGCGCCGAGCTGTTCTTCCTGGGTACCAATGCGCGCACCGCGCAGGGCTACCACGGCAATTTCTATTTCGATGAGTTCTTCTGGACGCACAAGTTCAACGAACTGAACAAGGTCGCCAGCGGCATGGCGATGCACAAGAAGTGGCGCAAGACCTACTTCAGCACGCCGTCCTCGATGGCCCACGAGGCCTACGACTTCTGGACCGGCGAGCGCTTCAACAAGGGCAAGCCGGCCGCCCAGCGGCACCAACTCGACGTTTCACACGATGCCCTGCAGGGCGGCGCGCTCTGCGAGGACCGCATCTGGCGCCACATCGTCACCATCCTTGATGCCCAGCGCGGCGGCTGCGACCTGTTCGATATCGAAGAGCTGCGCCGCGAGTACAGCCCGGATGCCTTCGCCAACCTGCTGATGTGCGACTTCGTGGACGACAGCGCCAGCGTGTTCCCGCTCGCCCTGATTCAGCCGTGCATGGTCGATAGCTGGGAGGAATGGGGCGGCGACTACAAGCCGTTCGCGCAGCGCCCCTTCGGTGATCGGGCGGTGTGGATCGGCTATGACCCGGCCGAAACCGGCGACAGCGCCGGCCTGGTGGTGCTCGCCCCGCCGGCCGTCGAGGGCGGCGCGTTCCGGGTGCTGGAGAAGCATCAGTTCCGAGGGATGGACTTTGCCGGCCAGGCCGCGTTTATCCAGAAGATCTGCCAGCGGTACTGGGTGACCTACATCGGCATCGACACCACCGGCATGGGCACCGGCGTGGCACAGCTGGTCCGGGTGTTCTTCCCGAACGTCACCACCTTCCACTACTCGCCCGAGGTCAAGTCGCGCCTGGTCCTCAAGGCCTACGACGTGATCAAGAACGAGCGCCTGCAGTTCGACGCGGGCTGGACTGACCTGGCCCAGTCGATCATGGCGATCCAGAAGACGATGACGGCCAGCGGGCGCCACATGACCTACACGGCAGGCCGTTCCAACGAAACCGGCCACGCCGATCTGGCGTGGGCGCTCTTCCACGCCCTGCACAACGAGCCGCTGGAAGGCACCACCGCCCGCACCAGCACCATGGAGATTTACTGATGTCCGACACCGCCGATCAGGCACCCGCAGCCGCAGGCGCGCAGGCGTTCACCTTCGGTGAGCCGACCCCCGTACTGGATTCGCGCGGCATCCTCGACTACGCCGAGTGCTGGCAGAACGGGCGGTACTACGAGCCGCCCGTGTCGCTGTCCGGCCTGGCGCGCACGACGCGGTCTAACCCGACCCTGCAGAGCGGCCTCCTGTTCAAGCGCAACATGCTGTCGCTGACCTTCAAGCCGCACCCACTGCTGTCGCGCGAGCGCTTCAACCAGCTGGCGCTGGACTGGATCACCTTCGGTACCGCGTACGTCGAGCGCCGGAACTCAGTGACCGGGGCGCCGCTGGAAATGCTGGTGCCGCTGGCGCAGTACGTCCGCCGAGGCGTGGTGCCTGGAGAGTTTTTCCAAGTCCGCGGCTACCGCGAGGAACACGCGTTCAAGCCGGGGAGCATCTTCCAGTTGCGAGACGCCGACGTGGACCAAGAGATCTACGGCATGCCCGAATGGCTGTCGGCGGTGCAGTCGGCGCTGCTCAATGAATCGGCCACGCTGTTCCGACGCCGCTACTACAACAACGGCTCGCACGCCGGCTTCATCCTGTACCTGTCCGATGCGAACGTGAACGGCGACGACGTGGATGCAATGCGGCAGGCGCTGAAGGACTCCAAAGGCGTGGGCAACTTCCGCAACCTGTTCCTGCATTCTCCCGGCGGGCAGAAGGACGGCATCAAGCTGATCCCGATCAGCGAGGTGGCGGCTAAGGACGAGTTCAGCGGCATCAAGAATGTGACGCGCGATGACATGCTGACCGCGCTTCGCGTGCAGCCGCAGCTGCTCGGGATCGTCGCGCAGAACTCCGGCGGCTTTGGCGATATCGGCAAGGCCGCTCAGGTCTGGGCGGCTATGGAGTTGGCACCGCTGCAGGCGCGGATGACCGCCATCAACGAATGGCTCGGAATGGAGGTGATCCGCTTCAATCCGTTCACCGTGGGGTCGACCGGCTCATGAAGAACTAAGTCGCGGCGAATTCGCCACGCTTAGGGGCAAGGCCTGCCGTAGCTATTACCCGAAGAAGAGATCACTCAAGGGCAAGGGACTGCTCCATGGCGTTGCGCTGAACGTCCTGCTGACGCTCCTGGCGCAATGCACGAGAAGAGCAAAATGCCCTCGATACTGCGGCGATGAGCGTAGCTGGCGGAGCCGTTCTTGGAATTGCCGCTGTGGCCCCGGCATCTAATGCATCTTTCGTACTCGCCGAACTAGCGCTGCAAAGGTAGCTAACGACACGCACGCCGGGATAGCGACGCAGAACTTCTCTTATGAGCTCCGCTCCGTCGCAGGTGCTGCGGCTAGGCATGCTGTAGTCAAGGATGGCAACATCACACTGCGCGCGAGCGAGTGCGTCAATCGTGGACTTTGCACACTCTGCCTCCCCAACGATCCTTGCGTTCTTTAAAGCGTGCAGCTGAACTCGCAAGCCAATGCGCACAACCGGGTGATCGTCAGCAATAACAATGTTCATGACTTGGCTCTGATGGGAAGCCCTCAATGATGGCGGCGGTGTACGCCCAATGACATGCAACTTGTTGTAGTTGCGTTCCCGCTGTGGCCAGTTTCCCTACCTGCCCTCCGGGCCGTCGTACCGGGTGCTCTGGTGCGACGTCTTCCTGTCGCGTCGCAGCGGCGCCCGATTCATAAATGTGAAGCGTGTCGCGGTCGGCCCGAATTGCATCCGGAGGCCGGTAACTTTCGTATTAGTTGTATTCACATCGCTATGCGGCTCCGGTCAAATGCCCCCCTGTCGTTCGCACTGGCTGAATAACGGGCCGGTGCGCTTTGTTTTGTGACACAGCCAGAGGGCACTGCAATGACCAAGAAGAAAATGCTAACCAACAATTCATGCGCGAGTGCCGCCGCCGCGCTCGTTCTCGACCAGCGCGCCTTACGCCACGCGGGTAGCCGTCCGCGTTTGCTCTCGGCAATGATAGGCATGGCTTTGACCTGTACGTCTCTGACAGCGACGGCCGCAACTACGATTGGCGCCGGGCAGTCAAAAACTGTGGTCGCTGCAAACGGACTCGATGACTACCTAGTTGAGGATGGCGGTGAACTTATCGTCGCACCCGGTGGCCGAACGGGGTTTGTGCAGAATACGAACGGCAAGGTAACGTTTCAGCCCGGAAGTCTTATCAACGTCGCCGGTGGTTTGGCTACTGGCGGCTGGGGCATAAGGAGCGTTGGAACGGCCGCAGGCACCCAAGCGACCGACCTCGCTATAACGGATGTGAGAATGGCATCTAACGATAAGGGGGTTTTGCTAAACGCAACGTTGGCGAGCAACCCGGTCACTGCGAATATTGTCGGCAGTTCAATTACTGCAAAATTTGAGGGGCTTGGTGTCATCGGTGGTGCTGTCGCTAGATTGTCGGGCACGACAGTTGTCAGCTCGGATGCGAGCGCAATTAGGGTCGGTGCAGGCGATAACAATCTGGATATTATTGCTGGATCCCTTATCAACGGGCGCACCTACGGCATTTCCTTTTCCCGCGCACTCTCTGACCCAGCCGGTGGGCCCGTATCCAATGTCACGATCGATGACTCAGTGATCGAGGGCCTTACGGGATCGGCGATTCAGGTCCAAGATGGAGCGCTGGCCTCGGTAGTCGTTCGAGGTGGCTCCAAGTTGAGGACCATATCTGGAACACTCGTCAATGTGGACGCCGTCAGTAATCTGGATTTTTATGTCACCGATAGTGCATTGGTTGGAGACCTGGTCGCCGATGAGTCCGCGTCCGGAGAATTTAATGCAACCTTCGACTCGGGTTCCAGTCTGGTGGGCGACGTCACGGGCGTGGACAGGTTGTCTCTCGTCAATGGCGCAACCCTGACTGGTGACGTCCGCAATAACTATCTCGTGGGCAGTTCTTTCTTGGTCGACAGCGGCGCGACGTTTACTGGTGGTACCAATATCGGGGAGATGACGGTCGGTCAGGACGGAAAATGGACCCTGACCAGATCATCGGGCGTCGAGAAGCTGGAGTTGAGTAACGGCGTCATCGAACTTAGCGATGGCACCGGCACCTTCAACCAACTGATTGTTGGAGGCGATTTCAATAGCACCGGCGGTACATTGGTCTTTAATGCCGAACTGGGCGACGACCGTTCTCTCTCCGATCTTCTTCGTGTGGTGGGCGACACCTCTGGGCAGGCAAATATCCAAGTGAACAATGTCGGCGGGACTGGTGCACAGACAACTGACGGCATTCAAATCATTCAGATCGACGGCGTGTCGGGTGCTCAGTACACCTTGGCTGGCCGGGCTGTGGGCGGCCAGTATGAGTATTTCCTGCACCAAGGCAGCGTATCTAACCCCAGCGACGGTGACTGGTATCTCCGCTCGCAGCTCAACACTCCGGTCGATCCTTGCATCGCCGACCCCAATGCTCAGGGATGCCCGGTTGATCCGGTTGATCCGGTTGTTCCGGTTGATCCGGTTGACCCGGTTGTTCCGGTTGATCCGGTTGATCCGGTTGTTCCGGTTGACCCGGTCGATCCGATTGACCCCGTAAATCCCGTTGATCCGGTGGATCCGGTTGACCCGATTGCTCCGCCGCCGCGCGTCCTGCGCCCGGAAACCGGCGCGTATCTTGCCAATCAGGGTGCTGCCCTGCATATGTTCCAGCAGGGCATGTCCAACCGCGGCGGGGAAATCGACTTCGGCGGCGGCTCCGCAGCGGCGTGGACGAATGTCTCCACCGGCAAGGCCGAATATGGAGTGGGTGGTCAGATCGATGTCAGCAGCGACAGCACCGCTTTTCAGATTGGCAGTGACGTCTGGAGCGACAGCAAGGCCCGTGTGGGCGTTGTGGTGGCCAGCGGCAAAACTACCAGCCATTCCACCTCGCGCCTGAGCGGCTATGCTGCACGCAGTGAGGTCAAGGGCACCGCTGTCGGCGTATACGGTACCTGGACGCAGCGCCCGGGTGATGCCGAAGGCGCATACGTGGACGGCTCGGTACAGTTCGCTCGCTTCGATAACACCGTACGTGGTGATGGTCTGGTTGAGGAGTCCTACGATGCCAAGGCGGTAATTGGCTCCCTGGAGGCGGGCTACGCCATCCCTGTGCACTTGGGCGACCGTAGCAATGTATATCTTGAGCCGCAGGCGCAGATTACCTACACCAAGTACAAGTCTGATGCCCTCACCGAAATCAATGGCACGCAGATTGATGGCTCTCGGATCAATGCCCTGAGCACGCGTGTCGGCTTGCGTCTGTCCAGCCGCTCGCGTACTACGAACAACAATCTCGTCCAGCCCTTCATGGCGGTCAACATGCTGCATGACGGCAATCCAGAAGGCGGCGTAACTTTCAACGGTGACGAGGTGCGCAGTGACGCACCGCAAAATCGTTTCCAGGCGCGTGCCGGTGTTCAGCTCTCGGTAGGTGCGCATTGGTCTGCTTGGGGGGATGTGAGCCTCGAAAGGGGGGCCGACGACTATCGCAATCTCGCTGGTCAGATCGGTCTGCGTCGCAGCTGGTAATTAGGCGATGGGATTCAGACAGTCCGCCTGTCGCTGGCGGACTGTCTGGTTCTTTGCCTCTTACGTCACGGCTACCGGCGATTGATGACCTGGCGGAGCGCCTGTGCTGCCTGGCGTGGCTCGGGAAAGCGGGCGCAAGGCCAACAAGCACCACTCGGGCGGCAATTCGACTGACCCGATGCGGCGGGTAATCCCCATCTGCGAGGAGGGTGGCCAAATCTTGGATTCGTTTGGCGGGTCACGCATCAATACGTTGATATGGCCCTGTCGCGTTCTCCCGCCGCGCAAACCGCAGATTGATGTCACCTAACCAAAGCCGCCTTCGGGCGGCTTTTCTTATGCTGGGCGGCCAGCATCATCGGTGGATCGCAGGTCCACGAGCTGTTCATACAGTTTCTTCATCACACCGAAGTGCAGCTCGAAATGGCCGTCCGGAAAGTGGGCCACCGAGCCGATGCGCTCGGTCGACCGCACCATGGCATGTTGGGCAGTATGCAGGATGAGGTAGGCGATTTCGTCCGATACACCTGCCCTGAAAATCATCCCCGGACCGCTGCTTTGGTGTCGCAGCGATAGGGCGGTCAGGTCGTTGTGCGAGAAGCTGCAGAGCAACGGATAGAGCGGGATGAACTCTGGCAGGCCTGCGGCGGTGAACTTATCGGCTTCAAACAGCCTTTTCTTCTTGAATTCGGCATGCAGTGGACCGTGTCGGTCGCGGCATGCTTCGAGCCGGTCGGCGACTAATTGATGTTCGGCCTGGGTTGGGCCGTGCGACGCCAGCAGCCTCTCGTAGAACGCCTTCTCGCCACTCACCTGCTCGTACCTCATACGGCGCACGTGATCGTCGGCGGTACCGAGCATGTACATGTCCGCCGTTGCTTCAGCCATCGCACGCACATGAACGGTGGCATGGGTCAGCAAGTTGGCACGTGCCAAGCAGACAGTCGCGTCGAACTGTTCCGCGATGGTCAGGAACAGCGCGCATTGGGGGCGGCCCGGCGGAGCGAGAGGCGGGCGCATTTCGCTGATCAGGTCCGTCATCGCGACCACCTGCATCGCGGAGAGGTCTATAGCGCGCTGTGCGAGAGTCATGCGGCGGCTCGTCCGAGGTGACAGTGGGGGAAGTGTGCCCCAATCAGCAAACAAACGGCTTCAGTCCGTAGCGTATCGGAGGCTTCGGCTATCCCCTCGCGCGCGCACTCGTCTCCCCCCCACGCCTGCCCGCTTAATGCACCTCTTTTTCTGCGCCCCTGCGGCGGCGCCGAGACGCGGCCCTCTATGGCCCGCTGGCGGCTTTGGAGAGGCGTCCGGGCCCTGCGGAACCCTGCGCGGCGGCGGGTTCCTGAGAGCCTTATACGGTGGCCAGCGGCTTGGCATTGCTCGGGGCATTTCTGGATATGCCCATCGGAAACAGGTAATCGGGTAACCGCTGCGGCTAGATGCGGTCAAAGACATACTGCCGCAATGCATTCCGGAATTACCTCGACAGGTAACTTTGGGTAATTTCCTGAGCTTTGAAAGGTGATGTCATTGATTTCAAAGGACTAATTTTTGTCAGGTGGTTACCTTCCAAAAAGGTAACGGGATTACTCCAACGTTACCCTATTATTACCTTCTGAAAAGATACTTATCTAATTGAAATATAAGGCTTTGAAGGGCTTAAAGCATGGGTGATTACCTAGATTACCCGATTCCCGTGGGCACATCGAAAATTGCCATTTAAAGCGGGAAGGGGCTACCAATGCCCCCGCGTCGCCGCTATGCCGCTGCATGTACACGCCGCCGCCAACGTCGCAGCACTTGAGACGCCGAGCGGCATGCTGCCGGCCATGGCGCTCCCTGACGGCTTCCAATGGACCACGCACTCGGCGAGCCACACAGATGCCCCGCCGAGCGTGATCCAGTTCGGCGGCGTGTGGGTGGTGACCCTCTACCGTCGCGCCGACACCGGTAGCTGGATGGCCGCGCTGGATCGGCATCGGCACGGCCCAGGTGGACCGGCGCGAATCTCCAGCAGCTATGAGCAGGGGTGTGCCGGCGCAGAGACGTGGGTGGCCAGGCACGAGGCGCGGCTACGGGCAGAAGTAGGGGAGATCAACCGGCGCCGCGAGGCCGTGCGCGGCAACAGGTTGACCAAGGGCAACACCGACGCGCCGTTGGACTGGCACGGGTAGACGACCAGGTAGGTCAGGCAACCGCCTGCAGCAGCTCCGCGCTGTTGTTTCTGGGCGTGTTGACGGCGCGGCTTACGCGGTAGGCCTCCATGGCCGGCGGCTCGGAGGCCAGCAGCATCGCCATCGCTTCGTCGGTACCGACGCGGAGCCAGTCATCGAACTGGACCGGTGCGAGCCACACCGGCATACGGTCGTGGATGTCGGCCGATACGCCGCTGCTGTCTCCCGTGATGACGGTGAACGTCCCCCGATTCCCGTCCGGCAGCAGTGGGCTGGCGTCCTCCCACAAGCCTGCAGCCCATAGGGGGCTGCTGGCGTGGATGAACCACGGGTCTTTCTTCCCGTCCACGTCGCTCACTGACCACTCGTAATAGCCGGCCATCGGGACGATGCAACGACGCGCCTTGAACGCCGCCCGAAAAGCGGGCTTGGTGGCCACCGTCTCGATCCGGGCGTTGATCGTGGACCCCTGCAGTCCCTTGGCCTTCGCCCAGAACGGGAGTAGCCCCCACGCCAATGGCGAGACCACGGCCCCATCGCCGCGATCGAGGATCACCGAGGCGCGTTGTGTCGGGGCCAGGTTGTAGCTCGCCGGAATCGACAGCAGGTCGCCGACCAGCTGGGGGAAGCCGATGGCACTGGAGTCGCGGATAGGGGTTTGGACGAATCGGCCGCACATGGCCGGAGGGTAGGAAGGTAGGGTGTCGCTATGGCGTGTAGACGCGTCCGAGGCGAGCGAGTGGTGAGCGGTTAGGGCGGTTGATCACCGGAAAAATTGCGTGCGTCCCCTCGCTACGTCAGGCGTTCCACGATCCGGTACCGGAAAAATTCAGGGGGTTATGTCGTTGATTTCAAAGCATGAATGTGGTGCCTCATAATCCTTTGGTTCCAGGTTCGAATCCTGGTGGGCCCACCAATCCAGCATCCTATGTCGCCCTGGAAGGGCTGAAATATCCTATAAAAACAGGAATTTCAGCTATTTTTCGTCTGCTTGCGTCCTATGTGATCCGACAGAATCCAGCATCCTTTGGCGGTAACCTCTTTGCTCGCGTCGCCAGTTACCGCCCAATGAGCAATCGCCGCCCATGCCTTTGACCGATACCGCAATTCGTAAGACCTAGCCCGCTGATACTGTGCAGGAGGAGGCTGACGAGGCATTGCGCCAAATCCGTAGTCCACTTCGACTGGCGAGTCGCTTATGCGGCTCGTGTCAGCCTAGAACGTCCACTCTTGCTGTGCCATGAATCCTTCAAGGGTGGTGCATTGAACATCGAAATGCTTGCAGATGTTCGGCATCTTTGCGGACTTGTCCTTGAACAGTTCCTCGGTGACGACGGTGCCTGCGCGGGCTTTGGCGGCAGCAATTACGAAAGGATCCGCAACCGGAGTGCCTTTCAGTCTCTGCTTCTCGCCAATGATGCTCTGAAAATGATTGACGGCTAAGATCGAGGCGACGATCTGAAGCTCCTGCGTAGAAGGCGTGGTAAAGATGTGGCCGTTCTTCGTGATCCATCCATCAACGTACGGGTCAGGCGCGCCGTTCTGGAGCTCCCGCCTGACCTCTTTTGTTGAGAGCAAGGACCCGGCTTTCACCATGTCGCCCAATCCGGACCACAGCGTCGCGAAAACGCCGGGGTAGTAGTGTTTGAGCTTGCTAAAGGAGCCAGTATCGAAAACATAGATCATTGCGCTTTCCTTCGCAAAACAAGCTCCTCAAGGCCTGGCACTTGGGACGGCTTTACGCCCAGGAAATCTGCCGCCTTCTCTTGGCTGAGTTGACCTCGCAGATGCCGTGAGAAAACCTCTCTCAGTAGCCTGTCGCTGAGATACGCCCCCTTTGATGCGTACCAACTGCCGCCGCCAGCGCCTTCCTTCTTCTGCTTGGTCCACTCAAGGGCTTTTGCCTCATAAAAGATCTTGGTTGCTCGGCCGCGATCGAGGAAGCGCCGGAGGATCGCTTCTCGACTCACTCCAAATGCGCGCGCAAGATCTGAGAAGAAGGAGTCGGGTAGGGTATCAACGGAGTGGGGTGCGCTTTGGGTGCGGTGGTCGAAAACTGCAGACGGAATCAATACCTCGGCAGCCACCGCATTGCAGAACACCTCGATAGCCTGCTCCCGCTTGGGAAGGTCGTCGATGTACGAGGTGTCGAACTTCGATATGCCGTTGATGGCGAACAGTGAATGTGCGAGCTCATGTAGCAATGAAAATATCTGGCGAGTTTTGGTAGTGCTGTTGTTGATGTATATCAACGGGAATTCATCATCGCGCAAGCAGAACCCTGAAATGCTGGTCTGTTTGAAGCTGTCCTTGAAAACGAATATCCCGCGCTTCTCGATGGCTTCGCGCCACGCCTTTAGCGCATCCTCGTCTCGCGCCCAAGATGCTTGGATCTCGGTATCAATGCCAAGGGTGGCCCTAATCTGACGAGCTTTCGCGGCGAGGTCGTCGCCGATACTCAGCTTCACCTCATTCCAAATCTTGGAATTTGCCGGATTGGTGCCCTCGTAAAGCTCCGCCAAACCCAGTTGGTAGGCGCGCGCCTTGCGTAGATGGAGGTAGGTGTCCCTATCCAGCGTGGCAAGATCTTCTTCAGGAAGGGTCCGGAATTCTTGTCTGGGAGACGCTTCCTTGGGCGGAGTTGGAAGAAAGAAAACCGCAAGGGGGCGCTTGTATAGGTCGTAAGCCAGCGCTTCCAGTTGAGCATAGGTCGGAGAGGTGTCGCCCCGCTCCCATGACTCGATCTCAATGGCCTGTCGCTTCAGGCGCACAGCAACATCGGCCACCGACATGCCGATGGACTCGCGTGCCCAGCGCATCACTGCCGGCTGAACGCCGGCTACCGTCTCCCTAGTCAT